TCCTTCGGGGGTCAGTGCTGCCATATGTGGCTCCTACCATACGATACATGGGTGTCAAGTATTAAATCAGCGCCGCGCCCACTTACATGTGGATTGTGCAGGGCACCAACCACACAAACCGCTGGGTCTGGCTGGCCAGTTGTCGAAGTGCAGCGCCTGTTCGATGCGGCTGGTTGCAGACAGGATGCCACCCCAGATGCCGGTGATGTCCATGCGTGTGTAGGTCTCGCTGTCCATCTTCATATCCTTCAGCCAGACAAGTGTGGTCTTGACCCGCTGCACGTCAGGGAAATGCTTGAACACTTGGCCTGCGAATATCTCCATCTGAAAAAAGTCCGGCTTACGCTTGCCAGTTTTCCAGTCCATTACGACAGCATCACTACCCTTTAGCACAAGGATATCGAGCTTGGATCTGAGCCATGCGTCACTGTCCCACCAACCTGTCGGTGTGTGGTTGTCGTTTAGCACTAGCTCTTTTTCAATATGTAATTCACCGCCTGTAGCCAGCTTCTCCACACCTTTACACAGTGCTTCATAGTGGGCAACTTCCTGCGGTAACTCCAGATTTTCCTTGAGCCTACGCTCCAGCATCTCATGGACCCGCTCTCCATACTTGCTGGCCTCGCCGCCTTCGTCCTTGATATCCTTCAGGATACGTTGTCGGTAGTACCGTTGCGGACAGTTCTCGAACAGCTTGAGCGCTGAGTATGAGTGCGCCAGCCGGATACCTTTGTCTTCAGAATCTGATGTCATGTTCGTTCCAGTCATATAAATCCCAGCCAAAATTATCCCGGAGGAATTGCCGCAGGGTCATTTCCCAAAGCCTTCCTCGTATAACTCGATAGCGCGGATGGCGCCTCGCATGAGATCCAAGTGATCCAGTTTACCTTTTCGGTATTCCTCCGCAATAGTTGTATACGTCTCAGCCGAAGCCTCACGCGCACAAAGCAGCTTGCGGTCCGCTGGTGGTTGCTCGTGTTTTGCAATCATGTCGCAGAGGGCAAGGAAGGCTCCATCGCGTCGATATACATCGCAGTCAGCCCGCTTCGCAGCTTCGAGCAGAACCCAATCGGGTGGTGTTTCTGTGGTCATGGTTTCTTCTCCTTCAAATGCGCGTCGTAAGTCCACAGCCACGGTTGGCCTGCCTCTTTCCACCCGCCTTCTTGTGGCGCCTCAGTCTCTACGTCTATAAGGTCGGCATCACTGGCGAATAGGTTGTCCAGTGCTTCCCTCCGCTTGATAGCGGCGCAGGTGCAGCTACCGGGATATGCGCCGGTCGCGTCTTCGCACTCAGGGTGGTGTGCTGCACGATATTCGGTTCTTAGCCATTCATCCTGTCTGGACTTAAACGCCGCTAGGCCCTCCTGCGCACTTATAAGGGGCGCTGCTCCCAAAGCCTTACGCAACAGCTCGTTCTCGACGGTCAGGGCTTGGCCTTTTTCAAACCACAGCTTTGCTTCAGCAGCTTCTTTGTGTTTTGCGTTGAGCAAAGCCCGTCCGGACTTTTTCAGCGCCTCATTCTCGGCAGTGAGGGCTTCGATGCGGTCCTGCCGTTCCTTACAACCTGTGCAGTAGTTAGTGCGGTCAACGTCGGTCTCCTCCACATCCTCGCGCACCAGTCCCACAGCCTCATGTGGCACGTAGTAGGTTGAGCCAGCGATCCATGCCCAATTGGTTTGGCGGACGAAGTTCTTACCATCCACGCTGGTCAGCATGTCAGGCGTCCAGTGCAGCGGCTTATGTCCGTGATGCTTCGGGTTCCACTCTACAAAATCAGCCATTGCGGGGGGTATCCTTATCTAAAAGAATAATAAGAACGGCAAGCCATACCGCCGCGCAAGTATGGTATACGGGTTCGTTAAGGGCGATAGCTGTTGCGGCCCACAATACAGCCATGACCATACAAAATATTCTATTAAACATTAACAATCTCCATAGTTATCAGCACGTCCTGACTCGCAAGCTACAGGTAGGTCAGGTGCCCATGCTGGTGGTGTTGACATGATCTTTATGATCTCGGTCTCAGCTGCCTCTGCCGTATCAATAGGCACTACGCAGACATTCTCGTCATGCACTTGAAAGGCGACGAAGTGCCCGGCCTGTCCGATCAAGGTCATCTGCCAGCGCACGATGATACCAGCCAGAGCCTGCACGATATTCTCAGTGACCTTCCCGCCATAAATCTTGACCCATGGTAAGTCGTCAAGGCTACCACCTGTGACCCTATCCTTGATCGCCTTGCGATATGTCCGTGCGTCATTGATATACTGGAAACCGTCCTTGGTTTGACGCAGTGCAGGGTAGGTGATGCGCAGTTTGTTCGGCAACATGATGCCGTCCTTATCATAGGAGATGACCTCCTTTAGCATACCGTTCCGGTTGCCTGCCATGTCCTTGAGTATCTGGTTACAGGTCTGCCAAAGCTGGACGATCTTCCAATATTTCTGCCGGTAGAGGCGGACAATGCGCTCGGCTTCATGCTCATCGATGGTGATCTTACTGAGGGCCAGTGTCTTGCGGAACTTCTCAGCCCCCATGCCGTAGCCGAGGCCAAGGATGCAGGTCTTGCCCACAAATCTCTCCACTGTGTCAGCCTTGGTAATTGGCCTACCATATACGTCACTGGCAAACTCGGAGTAGACATCGCGCCCCTCGCGGAACGCTTGCACCAGATCATCCTGTCCTGCCAGCCATGCCACTGTGCGTGCTTCGATCTGGCTGGAGTCACAAGCGATGATCTCATACCCCTCTGGTGCCCTGAGTGCCTGCCGGATGGTGGTGTTGCCTCTGCTTGGCAGGTTCTGGAGGTTCACCTTGTCGCCACCTGAGAACCTACCTGTGTGTGCCCCATAATAGTTGAGCATGATAGGCAGCGGACCACGGTCAGCGATACCAATGAACGCATCGGTGCGGGTCTCTTCGAGGGTGGACTTGGTCCCTAGCCGTGCCTCAACCGCAGCCCGGACACGTTCGTCAGGGTGCTCAAGCAGGGCGAGAAACGCTTGGTCTGTCTTACTGAAAGCATAGGCTGACTTGCCAGTGCGGGGACTGGTCTTCATCGGCGGGTCAATACCCATCAAGTCCAGCATGGTAGCGAACTGGGGGTTACTCATAAGCAGAGTCTTGAGCGCAGCAGGATCGAACTGCTCACCCATACCGACAACACCGGCCAGTTCCTTGAGTATATCCTCCTTGCGCTGACGCACCTCACCGAGATGTTTCTCCAGCAGGGGTATGTCCAGTTCGATCTTGGGTTCAGTGTACATCCGCAGGGTCTGGTCAATCACCAACAACTCAGAGGGCGGTAGTTCCTTCTTCAGTTTCTGGAAAAGTTGGTATGTTATCTGTACGTCATTGACGCAGTAGGCAGCGTAGCGCTCCAGTTCTTCCTTAGAGAAGTCAGCGTATCGTTTACCCAGTGCGTTGATGACTTCGTCACCCTTGGCACCCAGCTTATAGTACTGAGCCAGCGCCTTGAGGCTACCGCCTACGGTCACATTATGGAGGGGCCGTGCCATCGACAGAGTATCCAGCCATAGCTTAGGCTTCACACCATAGTGCCAAGACAGGATGGCCCCATCGAAGGCAGTGTTGTGGCAGAGGATCGCTGACTTGGTGAAATCGACAGCGTCGAGGAACGGCCCGATCAGGTTCTTGGGTATCCACTTGGTCGGGCCGTCGTTCTTCTTGATGCCCATCATGATCGCTTCGAACTGAGGACCACGGACGTACCGCTCAGTAGTCATTTTAGAGAGACTATACTCCCGTGAATAGTAAGTTTCGAAATCGATTGTGTAGATGTGCACCGGGGTACTCCTATGTTTTACGTCAATGAGACTAGCTTATTATACAGCCTTGTCAAGCAGACCGTAATTTTCTGCGACCAAGCGCAGGTGGTGGGGCGCACTGCCCCACACACCGAACTCTTTGTCATACTCGCGGCACAGCACACGCAGTTCCGCATCGTTCTCACGCCGTGCTTTACGGATTTCATCCTCGACTTTGAGCACTGCGACAGCGCGCTCCATCATCGCTCTTTGTGCCTCGGTCATACAGACTTACCTTCCAGCCGATCAGCCACCAGCTTGGCATAGCCAGCGATATCCACCCAACTATCAGCATAGTCAGGGTCACCGTTGAGGATGCGCCCGATCTTATGGAAGATCATATCCAGTGCTTCCTGTTGGTCGTCGGCAAGCTGCTTGTTCTTCCCTATGAAAAAATCGTAGCTTACACGTTTCAGTTCCTGCGTGATCCGCGCATGGTCCTCGAACTTACCATAGCGTGAGCCGCGCTCGGCCAGCACTGTATCGATGCTTCCGCCGGTCAGAATCTGTACATCGGCAGGCTCAACTTCTGTAAACATCTCTGCTTGTCTCTCTGCTTCGTCTAGCTCTTTGCGCCATTCCTTCTGGACCTGAGTTACGTAGGCAGGATGACAGCCTACGCGGTCGGCGATCTGGAACTTGTTGAGGTGCGGGAAATCGGTAAACATCCGAATGATTTTGTTTTTCTTAAGCATTATAGTCCTCCTAATTTGCTCGCTGCCATGACGGCGGTTAACTTATTGGTGTCCAAAGTGGGCGCTTCCCGATCTGGTTTCGTACGCTCCACGATCTCTTTGTGTTTGTTCTTGGCGTACTCAGGCAGCAGTTCCCACAGCGGAGGCCATGCCTTAAGGGCAGGAGCCAGTGTCGAGTAAGAACTGAGCACCTTGGATACACCCTCGGTAAACTCCGATGCCTGTGTACGGATGTTAGAGCAGCGTGTCCTCCACGCGACAACCTCTGCATGGAGTTCGTCCCACACAGGGTCACGATTAAGTGCGACGTAACTGCCGTAACTGCTCTTTTCCGCAGGTGCATCAGATGGCAACTGTAGCGGCCAACGCTTGTTCGTGGATAGTTTGAACCGGATGTTGACACCCTGACTACCAACGCGGGTTACCTGTATACTATTCGCTGGACTAAAGAACTCCATCGGAAGCTGCTCCATGATGGGGATATGCTTACCGAGTAGCTTCTCATAGACATAGTCACCCCAGCGTTCGCTGTTGGGGACGCTCTCCTCTGCCGCCCTGATCCGGTCGGTAAACTTACCCTTAGCAGTGGCGAGGATGTCTTCTGTCAGCTGCTTAGTTATACGTACTACTGCCATTGTCGTTCTCCATATCATCATACAAATTGTCGAGGCTCTCATATGCCTGCGCCAGAAACTCATGCTTGGGGACGTCACTCTGTGCGGCACAGTCAGCCAGAAGGTACAACAGTGCAGTCACTACCGTACCCATCTCATAGCCAGAGCATACCGTACCGAGTTCGATAACGAGGGCACTAAGGCCCTCGGGTTCATCGTCATGTTCATCAATTACCATTTGATCACTTCTCCAAAGGGTGCCTTCTCAGCGCCATCGCTGACCCAAAGCACGGGGTAGTCAGGCTCCGGACCAAAGTCGGAGCAATACAGATCGGTCAGGAATATGCAGGCAACAGGCTCGATGCCATGCTCCTCAGCATAGCGGAACACTGGGCTAAACGCAGTGCCGCCACCACCATGCGGCTTGATATCCAGCACGTCACCGGGTTCATAGACCTCGGCATGAGCCACCTCGCTATCGAAGTAGACAACATGCAACTTGGATGGACGGAAGTGCTCAAACACCTTGGTCACCTCAGCCGCTGCCTGACTGATCTGTTGTGGTGTGATTGAACCGGAACAGTCCACTGCCCACAGCATCTCACCCATGGTCTCGCCGGACACGCTGGGCAGATAGATACCCTGCGATATGAACCGCCTGTTGGGACGGGCAAAGGTCCGGCTATCGTTACGAGCTTTCTGCATGAACCGCCACATGACATCGGCCCAGTTGACCTTGGGCTGGAGTACCTCATCGACCAGACGCTGCATGTTGGCAGACAGTTTGCCCATCATCTTGGCAGCCTGTGCTGCCTGAGCGACCTGCACTTTCATCTCGGCAGCGGCCTGTGCCTGTTCAGCTGGGCCACCATCTGCATCAAGGCAGTCATCATAGGCTTCGCCACCGCCACTGTTGTCATCGTCCTCATCAGGCAACAGGTTATAGATGCCCTCTGTGGACCCATTGCCTGCGGTGTACAGGCTGGGATCGAGGCAGCCGCCTTGGATGAACTTGCCGATCCCTTCTCGTGTCAACAACTCGTTGATCACATAGTCAGCGGCCTTGTTCCAGCGGTTCTGGTCACGTGCACCACGCCGGTAGTTGTGCTCCAGCATGGGGTGAAAGCACTCATGAGCCACGAGAAACTTAAGTTGTTCGTCACACAGTGGGTCGATGAAAGCCGGGTTGAACTTGACATACTTGCCGTTGGTTGCCGCAGTGGAGACAGACTCGTCCAGTA